AAGATACGTCTTTCTGGAGCTCTTGATATACGATAGATAACAAGTGCATCCTCAATCATTCTTAATTGATTTACTGGTTTAATTGCTTTGTGTAGATGAGAAAGAACATGACCTTTATTTTGATCTACAAGTCCACTTGGAACATAAGTAATGCTGTCTGGTGAAATCTTAATACCTTCAGATGAACCAGATTTTAATCCTTTAGGGCTGTACATATAATATTCTTGTACTTCAGCTATCATATCTACACTAGAGTTAGACTTTGGTGCTTTCTTAACTTCTTTTACTTTACGAATTTTTACTGGTTCGATATACCTAAGTTCTTGAATACCCTTTTTAGGATTTTTTGTATCAATAACTTTATGGTAATAAAGTCTACCATCAACATACCAACGTCTGAATATGTCGTGTCCTTTAGTATCAAAATCAAGAAGTTCTAAGACCGTATCAAATTCTTCTCTGATACGGTCTTTGATTTTTTTAGGATATCCTAATCTATCTAGTTCAATTGCTACGGCTTGGTCTTTTTCATTGGCAACAATGCCTTCATTAATAATATCTTCAATTGCACTGTCACACTCTGGTTGTTGTGCAATGTCACGATAGCGACGAATTAAGTCAGACTCACTTCGTTGCCTACCATCTGTATCCAAAGATTGAGCGTAAAAGCCTCCACCAGCAACCTGCACGGCGCCATCTTCTGAACTAGGTTCAGTAAATTGCTCCTGAGAACCACTGTCTTTGACTCTTTCAAACTTGAAACCAAATAATTCCGCCATAATATCTCCTACTATTGTCTTCTATTTAGTAGGTTAAAATTAGAAGTTTACGCCAGAAGCTTCAAAATGCTGATACTTCCAAACTACTTCGAACTCTTCAATTGATGTTTGCTCCTCACTAGTCAATCCAATTTCACCAATAGATAGTGGGAAACAGTTTCTTAGAATATATGTTTTCAAAACTGTGTCATCACGATCTAATTGTTCTACAGTCAAATCAGTCTGATAGTCAGATGGAGAAGTTACACCAGTATTATTTGCAAAATCATTAATACCATTGTTCCATCTTTCCATTGCGTTTCTGATCATAAAGTCTGTATCATTATAGAAAGTTGTTGTCCAATCTGGGAATGCAGGACGGTCACCAGCGATGGTAATTATCCTACCTCTAAATGGAACATCAAAAGTTCCAAGTGTTGCGCCAGGCAAGTTTGCAGCTGTACATAGAAAAGAAGTTCTACTTACATCAAGTCCTATTGCAATTCCAGAAGGTGGAGTGATCGTTACTCTGTATTGGTTAGCTCTCGCTCCACCACCGATTAAGTTTGCTTTAAAGTCATCTATATTAGCCATGATTAACCTCCTATCTCACTAAACGCGACGCCGGTACGTGTGGCAACAAAGTTTAGTGTAATGAAATTAATTGATCTAGCAGGTTTAACAAAGATGTCAGCTACAAACTCATTTCGATCAATAATTTCACCTGTATTATTTGTACCATTAGCGACAACACTAAAGTCTGAAATACCTCTTCTACCTTGAACATCTCTCAAGAAAGGTTCTACAAGATTTCTGAACTGTGCACGTGTAAACTCATCGTTAAATTCAAAGAGTTGAAACTTAGCAGCAGTTGCAATAGCTTTTTCAAGAACCAAGAATAATCGTCTGACGTTAATTCTATCAAACGCACTTGGTCTAGTAAGAGCAGTCTTGTCACCAAAGAGTGTTACACCTTGGCCAGGAAAGTTTACAACTGGATTAACTCTTGCACGATAGAGAATATCTCTCTCTGCATTTGTTGGATTGAGTGAGAGTTTGATTGCACCTCTTACTCTACCTCTATTGTATCCAGCAGGAGAAAACCATGCATCTCTTACGTTATCTGTGAATGCACAAAGACCAGCAGTATCACCATTTAGTGGTACAAATCTATATACATCATTGTATTTGTCAAACATATACTTGTATGAACTATCAAATACCATATAAGATGATGATGGTAGCCCATCAAATCCAAGTTTTACATTTTGTGTTGCTGTAGATGAAAGTGCTACACCAACTGTGGCTGCACGATATGGGGAAAGAAATCCTACACAATCTCTACGAGTTTCTACGAGAGCAGTAATCATTGTCCCATGAGTATCCATAGTTGTTGCAGTGTCACCAGCTCCGCCACCACGACCACCTAATACTAGGTTAATGTCAAGTGATTCTGTGTCAGCAAACTTATCGTATGCAAGTTCATATTCACCAGCAGTTAGAGCATAATCGTCTGTTCCACCTGATAGTGCATCAATTGTAATTGGAACAACTGAGGTATAAGCAGCAGTAATATCTGTTCCCCAATTTGATCCAGCAGAGATGTGATCTGTCCAATAGATAAATGTTGATTGTAAAAAGATTACGTCTGAATAATAATTACTTCCGCCTTGTGCAGTTTTTGCATTAGGGTTCTTTGACATATTTCCAAATATTTCAATAACTGCAGAAGTTCTTCCGCCAGCAGCTGTTGCAACTTTACCAGTAATGTCACCAGTTGTATCATAAACTACAATGTGAAGTTCATCACCAGCCCCACGAGCATTGTCTGTTCCCCATTGTGTTGTGCCTGGTGCACCATCAAATAGGTCATAGAACTTCCAACGTCTTTTGATGAAAGAGTCATCTGGTATAGCGTTTTGTAAACCAGCACCATTTGGGTCATCTTTTAATCTTATTGTTAAGTTATTAGTAGAAATGGATACAACTTCGTATTCATTAAATTCATCAACTGGTGTAGTTGCCCCAGCATCTGAGTAGAATGAAATTAGATCACCTACATTGAAAGCAAAACCAGCTGCATCAGCATCATCAACCGCAACTACTGTTGCACCAGCAGGTTCAAGTGCAGCTACTTGATTGTCTGTACCTAAATTTTGTTCGTATGATGTTGCAGTAGCACAGATTTCAACACCGATTGAATTACCGTGTGTTCCTGCAGTTCTTGCAGCCCACTCACCATGAGAACCTTCACCAGCTTCAAAGCTTGCTTGGTAATGGTCATCATCACGAATAAGGATACCAGAGTTTGCACCAGCATTTAATAGGCCAGATTCTGCTCTAACAACTTTCAGTGAATCTGAATATTGTAGGAAGTTGGAACCACTAAAGAAAGTTTCAAACTGATTGCTTGAACTTTGTGGTTTACCAAATATTTTTACTAATTCTTCTTCTGATGTGATATTCACAACGGAAGAAACGGGGCCCTTTTCAAAGGCCCCAGCAATTGCACCTATTGAGGTGGAAACTGCGGGCACGACATTCGTTAAATCAATTTCATTAACTTGAACGCCAGGAGAGACTAGAAAAGCCATGATTTTGTTACTCCTTCTAAAATCTTGATTAGATTATCTTGTTATCTCATTTATTTATAAAAATGAAGTTTCTAAAAACCCACTTTTATATGACTCAAAACTTATAAATAAAAGTATGACAAATAAACATTATGAAAAGTACAAATCCACTATCAAAAAGGTAGCTCGTAGGAACTATCGTAAAAGGGTTTCTTGGATGAACAACTACTTGGGGGAAGAGTATTGTCAACATTGTGGTGAAAGTGAAACCGTATGTCTTAAATTATATCCCCATGATATTGAAATTCGTAAACAAGCAAAACGCGTTGGTGTAAACGATGATAGTAGAAAAGAAGTTCACAAATTAATGAATGAAAGCAAAGTGGTGTGTTCTAACTGTTGGATAAAACTCGACAACGATCTAATTGAATTTCTTTAATTATTTTTGTTCTTTCTTCATCTGTGTATATTACCCAATCACTAATTTCCCTATCTGTTCTAAAACATCCTATACAAACTTTGTTTATAATTTTACATACTTTTGTACAGGGGGATTCTATATCACTCCAATCTATTCTTTCTTTACGACCACGCCTTACCAATTGGTATAACCGTCATGTCTGACAATAGGACTCCATCTTGTACCATATTCATCAACAGCTTCACCAATATTTTCATCCTCTAAACCATTAATCATAAATCCAAATGGTGCCATGTCTTGTTCTAACTGATCTTGGTTTTCCCTATACATCTGTTCTCTAATATCATTGTTTGTAAGTTCTTTAAAATATGTTTGATCTGTACACCAACCAAAAATAAACAAACAAGCAACCATATCATCATTACATCCAGAATCAGCTTCGAATGAAGACCCCTTAACAATAAAGGTTGACAATTCATTAATTGTATCAAAGTCTTCGACAATAAGTTTATTATCTTCTATCATCTGTTTTAAATTAGAACAACCAATCTTTTTAACAGCTTTAGTTGTTCGTACACCCAACTGAGCCCTACCACCAGAAAATCCACCACCCAATACTTGACCAGCTCTTCCGCGCATTGATGCCATAATCATGTTATCATATTCCATATCAAATTGCATAGCGTTAGCTACTTGTTCCCCAATATCATTTACTTCTATAAGAACAAATGCTTGGTTGTAGGCTCTAGCTACTTGATATATTTTTTGTGGAAATATAAGAGGTTTGATTTCGTTGTCTCTATACTTCGCAACCATGCGATATGGAACTTGGGTAACATCGAACACAATGTACGCTGAGTAGTCATTAGACGTGCCTCTAGCCACGTCAGCGGTTAAAAGGTATGTATTACCCTCCTTTGGCTGTTCATAAACATCAAGGCCTGCGTTTGATTGTAATGGTTTCCTATATGTCAGCCTTCTTAATGTGGATGGTGATATAAGTGTATCAATAGAACCAAGAAACTCACACTCAAACTCTGTGTTGAACTGTTGTTCACTTGTGTTTGATATTGTCTCTTTCTTCCACTTTTCATCACGGCCAGGAACTTCACTCCAATGAACCTCAATAGGTATGTAGCTATTTCTTTGTTCTTCAGCTTCTGTCCAAATCTTATAAAACATATTCATACCATGTGGTGTAGAAACAATCATCACCTTTGTAGATTTACCCGAACTTATTGTAGGATAAACTGAACTAAAGAATTGTTCAGCAACGTTGCTTGGAACGTAGGCGAACTCATCCAAAAATATGATATTATATGAACCCCCACGAACAGCACTAGCAGAAGTAGACGAAGCCAAGATTTTCGATCCATTTTCAAGTTCTAAACTCCCTTTGTTCCATGACATAACTCCTTGTTGTAACCATTGTGGTAAGTGTTCGTATGCAAGTTGTAACCTACCCAGTAAGTCACGAGCAGTTGCTGCTTTGTTAGCAAGAATTGCTATATTTACACTAGGATTAAATAGAGCGTAATGTAATAGATAAGATACCATAACTGTAGACTTACCAGACTGCCTTGGTAGTTTACAAATAGTAAAACGATTGTTATGAAATGTACCAACCATCTCTTTTTGGAATGGATACATTTTAAATGGTATCAAACCTTCATCAAGAGAAACAATTTTTACATAATTTTGAATAAAGTAAAGAGGGTCTTCCATACATCTTTGATATTCAAGAAGTTCTTTTTTAGTCCATTCTTGTTGTACGTTAGCTTTTTTAAGATTTGGATTCCCTAGATAGGTAGTCTCAGCCATCAGAGCTGCCCTTTAACATTTTTTGCAGTTCTGCAGTAGAACCGACAAATAAAGCATTAGTAACATTCTTTGGTGCATTACTTGGGACTTCTTTGAGTCTCTTCATCTTTTCCTGTAATTCAACTAGTTTATCTGTAACATCTGCAACCTGTTTAATACCATTAAGTGCAACTTCATATGCTCGTGGATGTTCACCCTCTTTGGCAAGTTCTAAAATACCATCAATTGCATCCTGACCACGTTCAATTAGATTATAAAGGTTTTCTCTTTGATACTTATAATCATTACCAATATCATCTTCTGTTATAGACGGTTGAGAAATTTTTCTTGGAATAGTTACTGCAGTTTCAGCAAACGCTTTTTCTACAGGATTTACTATTCCAAGAGCCTCATTTATTATATTGTCAGCAGAGGTCATTTTCTAACATCAGTTCCACTTACTGGATCATAGGTTTTAGCATCCTCAAAGAAAGAAGATGTCTCGTTAAATCCAAAATCATCGTCAGCATCAGCTGTGCCTGGCGTTGGTGTAACAGTATATCTTTGTTCTCTTGTTGGAGATACATCTGGTAGGTTTGCATACTGGTCAACTTGAACAGTTTTAATAACCTTACTAGAAGTAACAGGGCCGTATAGAAAAAACTTTGTAGTAAACGACATAGTATAAATGATTGCTCGTCTAGCATCAAAATCACCTTGGTAACTATCTTCGTATGAAACATCTGTTAGAATAATAGGAACATCTTTTTTAATTCCCATGTCTGTCATATCATTAATAGTTAAAGTATAGTCTGGTTGAAAGTAAGGAAGAATTTGTTCTACAATTTGTAATGCATCATCAGAGTTTTTTGCCATAGCATACAGAGTAATATCCATATTATATGGGACTGGCATAAATTGAGTATCTAATTTATTTGAGTCTGTACTAGAAGATTTTACTTTTTTAAATTTCTGAACACGATTCATTTTACGAATAGGATCATAAGTAAGACTACCAATCTCAAAACCAAGTCTGGGTAGAGTAATTGCTGTTGCACCTGTTGCAGATGGGTCTTGATCAAGTCTAGTTAAGAACTTTTGTTTTGGGCCGTAAGCTAATGGAACCTTCATAGCTTGTATGATTGCC